ATGTTGCTGGCATCTGGTGTACCAGAAGACATGGTTGATCAAGTTCTAGATTATGCAAATGCCAATCTTCAATACCAAAAGAAAACTGGCAAAACAACAATGTACGATCCGTCTAAAAAATCAGATCGTCAAATTATGGGTATTGAAAATAATTTTGCAACTCAGGCTGAGGAAACAGCGCGTGTCAGAGAGGGACGTGATGAAAATTACTACAAACGACAGGCAGATAATTTGGCCCAATTTGAGAAGAACACTCAAGCAGTTACAAAAGCTCTTGGGCAATTAGAAGACACGTTAAGTGGCATTGTTGGCTTTAACATATCGTCACGAGGAAATATTTTTAGAAAAATTGGAGGAGCAGCACTGCTAGCTGGTTCTCCTTTTATGGGTCCAGCTGGCATCGCAAGCGCTGCAGCTGGCATGGCTTTACTGGGTGACCCAGTTACTGGAGACAAAACAAAAGGTGTAAATATACCTTTTAAAAACGGACAGATACCCCTAGCTGACCTTGTTAATTCACCAGAGTTTTCTCCATTGAATGCATCGTTTAAACATAGACTGTTAAGGATGTTTGCAGACAACCCAAACGTTGGGCTGGCGGATGGTGCCCGTTCGGAAGAGGACCAAAAGGCCTTATTTCTCTCTCGTTACGTAGAATCGGAAAACGGAGATGTGTCGTGGAATGGAAAAAGATACCGACATGTTAGTGGAGCACCAGTTGCTCCTCCGGGAACATCAATGCACGAATTGGGTCTTGCTGCTGACTTAACTGGAGATTTGGATTGGGTAGAAAGAAATGCAGCAAAATACGGGTTGAAATCTTTTGGTGGTTCACATGGAGAACCATGGCACGTGCAACCTGCTGAACTTCCGAAAACTAGGGCTGAGTACCAAGCGGGTTTAAACGCTGTCCAAAGCGTTGGAACTACAAGTGTTGCGCAACAACTTCAAACAACTAATTTAAAATCATTGCTTGATGACGGTATTGCAGGTGGAGCAGGAGTTGCTGGAAAACAATCAATGCTGGGTGCAACCAACGCACCAACACCTAGTACAGGAGCTGCATCAGGTATCTCAAAACTAGAAACTGCTCCAACTAATAAAGCAGAAGCTTTTGTAAACCAAGCGCTAAAAGCGAAAGGAGATACTTACGAGTACGGCACAGCTAGAGATTTCTCAAATCCAGATCCTGACAAATTTGATTGTAGTGGTCTTGTTATTTGGGCAGCTAAGCAATCTGGGTACGACGCCCCTGGTTTTGGAAACACAAATGCCGACGGTCTTTTAAAATACACTGAAAAAACTGGTGGAGCATTATCTCCCGAAGATGCCAAAAAGAAAAAGGGGGCATTGCTTTTTAGAAAAGACGGGGACGCTCCAGCACACCACGTTGCCATCAGCCTTGGAGATGGTTCAACAATGGAAGCAAAAGGAACAAAAGAAGGTGTCGGAATATTTCCAGAAAGAGACACTTGGAACGCTGGTGGAGAACTTCCGGGAATGTTTGCCGCTGTAGGTGACCCTGTTTCTAAAGAACCAACACGTGATTCTACAAATGTGCAGGTTGCAGGCAGCACTAATGTTACAATTGCTCCGAACATATATGTGACCTCCACCGGAAACAACCCGTCAGACGCAAGGAGAATGGCTGAAGAAATAGCCCGATTATTGAATAATGATCTTAAAAGAGAACTGTTGAGGACAACCTAATGCCGCTAAGTGCTGAAGAACGACGACAATTAGCTGCGGCAAAACAAGCTCAAAGAGTAAACCTTGGTAGCCAACCATCTACTTTTAGATTTAATGATGCTCAATCCTCGTATTTGTCAGCAACTAAACCTTATAATGAACTTGAATACGTAAAACAGCAAGACAATCCTTTATTTTTATGGCCAGAATCAACTACTCGGACAATGGGTGGAGCGCCATACAAACCAGTTCGTGGGTACATCCGTAGATTAAATGAGTTTTATGACCGAATGAGCGCTGCAGCAACAGATATTCAGGGTCGTCGTTGCAATTTTCAATTTCAACCAGAAAATATTGTTCGTAACGTAAGTGGAAACAGTTTTGATACTCAATACTTTTTTAACCAAGAGCCAAGTCAATTAACTGTTCCAATCCCCGGTCAATCTACATACAATATAAAACTTTTGTTTAATCGTGAAGCCGAAGTTACTTCTGGATATTATAAATCTGGTAATACAAAAAAATATGCTGGAAGGCTAAACAGTAATTACGATCCTCTTGTTGGGTCTGCAGATGAATTTATTGAAGGAAATTACCGCCAAGACTGGGTTACTCGTATTGGTGTTCTTGCGGACATTATGGTTTTAGATGGAGTTATTGGTCAAGGTATCAGTAAAGAAACATTAAATACTATTCAAAAAATTGCTGAGGCACAAAAAAGTACTACAACAACAACAACAACCCAAACTGATGAGGAAGGCACAAGAGATGAACAAGATAAAACAGAACAACTTAAAGTAGACGCTACAAGCTATTGGCTTAAAAATATTAGTTCTGTTGACAATCCAAACCTTGGAAACCAAGCTTTTCTAGTCCCAACTCCGGTGCGCATAATGTTGTCAAATTACATGATGATTGAAGGTTTTGTGTTACAAAGCGCTGTAAGTTTTCATAAATTTTCTAATAAATTTGTACCTACTCAAGCAACAGTAGAGTTAAGTGTACAAGCGTTGTATATAGGGTTTGCCAAAAAAACAACAATGCTTACAGATAAACAAGAATCAACAGAGTCTGGAACGTCGCCAGATACCAAAACAAAAACAGAATCTGAAATAGCAGTAGAAAAAGCAACTTTAGATGGCGTTAGATCTTTGTACAAAACTGTAGAGCATCACAAAGGTGGCAAAGACTTATTAAATTATATTCTTAAATCAGATCCTCAACAAAGTTTTAATTTCACTTTACGGTTAAGCGATGCAGGTTTTAAATATAGAATTGATACATTGGCAAAAGCTGGTGGAGGTGAACCATCTTTTCATTGGACAGGAACAATCTCAATGTATTGGGATTCATACATAAATGGAGCAAGTAACTCAAGACAGCCAACTAGAACTTCGGCTTCTGGAGGAATCTTAACTAAAGGATACCCTTCTGGGTTTGAACACTGGGGAACTTTTAACAACCCGTTAATTATAGCAACAGGAGCTGGAGAAATATATGAAAGTCTTCCAAACTTCACACAAGTGTTAAAAGATCACGTAGACCACATTATTGGTGATAATGACAGCGATATTTTTGGTACTAGCGGACAAGAAGAAGCGAAATGGGATATGAGCCTTCCTGCTGCAAGTAGTGCACGTCCATTTGAAGAAGACAAATTTAGAGTACAGTTAGAGATTACAATTACTCTTCAACGCTTTGGTGTTTCTTATCCAGTTGGGCAAAAGATTGTTTATAACAATGTTGCAGCTTGCGGAGACGACGTTCTCTTTAAAAACTTAAGTTTTGCTACAACGGTACAAACATGACGATTAATTCTTTATCTCGTTATACTACTGATGTAGCTTCCGATGGAACAATTATTGCCGTTCGTAAACAGTATTCTGAAATAGCTGTACAGACGTACATTGTTAAACCTGGCGATACTTTTGAAAATCTTGCTGCCAAGCTGTACGGTGACAGTTCTCAACATTGGAGATTGTTAGATCTAAATCCACAAATTGATTTTTCATTTGATCTTAAAGCAAATGATCGCATTCGCATACCACTATGATCTTTACAAATGCAAACATAAATAACCCACTAGTGGATGTACAGGTTATAGGTGGAACAGTTCCCGATACACAGATAGGCAATGTTGAACTTACTTTCTCCGAAAACAAACATGACATCGCAACAATTACGTATGGTGGTTTTCCAGGAATTGCAGTTACTGCTTATAAAGGGTTGCCTGTTCGCATTGCAATAGGAAACAATGAAGCAAACATAATTGAGTTTACTGGTTATGTTGCATACGTAGAGATTGAAGCACAAACAAGAATGGGAATTGTAAATGATTCATTAATTCAAATGGCCAAAGTTGTTTGTTTTGGAAGTAGCTATGAAATGAAACCTGTAAAAAACACAACATACGCTAACAAAACAATCAAGCAATTAACGGAAATACTTGCTGCTAAATACAATTTTTCATATTCTGTTCCAAACAACAAATACATTTTTCCAGTAATACCCCAACAAAGCATAAGTGATTGGGAGTTACTGGTTAACACCGCTAACAAAATAGGATATTCAGTAACAGCTAACGGTACTCATATATCTGTGTATGATCCATTTTCTTCATATGTAAAAACTGCTCCACTAACCACCCTGCGTACTTTAGTGTCTGATTCTGGGATAGAAAAACGCCCTGGAAATATTTATAAACTTAATGGTTTTTTTGGCGATGTTACTCCACAAGGAGATTCTGCTAATTGGGTTTTAAAATCATTAGACAATTTAGGAAAAGAATCTAAATATACATCTTTTCAAGATACCCCAAGTGGGTTTGGTTATAAAGTTGAAAATAAATTTACTCATGAGGTAACTATTAATACAACTTCAAAAGATGCACTAGAACAATTTGTTAAAAAATATACACGAAACTCCTACGGAATGACAGCTGTTGTTAGCGCTGTGGGTATTTCTACGGCAATGCCTGGACGTCTTGCTTTAATAGATTCGTACAATTCTGAATTTGATGGCTATTGGTTAATTGAAGAGGCAACTCATCATGTAAACAACAAACACTACATTACAACACTTAAATTAAAAACAGATTCTTTAAACAAAGCCCCTTTGTCCGTAGCAAAAGAATCTGCTTATCAAGTATTTGCACCACCCAAACTGTCTAATCGTGTTTGGAAGGCCAGTAAAGAAGAAGCGTATGTATACTGAGGTCTTTCAACCCTATGTACATAGGGCAATTGTTTCTGCATCTAACTCATCTACGGGTGAAATAAAAGTAAGAATACCTTCTAAATTTGGCCCAGAGTTGACATTAGATATATCATTTATAGGTAGAAAAAAAGTAGGTGGCGTTTGGCCTGTACCAACAATTGGAGATCAAGTTGTAGTTACTACTGATAACTCTGATTATACAAATGTTTTTATTCTTAACGTCAATCCCATAGTTTAGGTTACTTATGTCAATTATAAAATTGCCAATAAACATTGATTCGTCTGGAAAACTAGCAACAGTTGCAAAACTTGACGAGATGGTTAAACAAAAGGTTTTGGATTATTTGTCTACCTCCCTGTTTGACCGACCAATGCTTCCTATGTACGGAGCAAACACAAATATTCTTTTATATGAAAATTTTGATCCATTACTTTTTGAAGAATACAAATTGGAATCATTACAGGGTTTGCAAAGAAACATCGCTGGTGCTCAAATAACAAACTTAATAATCAATGGACCAAATTCTTTACAAAACGATTCTACAATTAAAATTACAGTGGAATATCAAATACCAACCTTTGGCAAACGACAAGCAACTATTGATGTAGTCTTGCCAACTGATCTAACTGAGGATTCTGTATTATGACAACTTTTGACTATACTAATCGCGATTACATTTCTATTCGTAATGATTTGTTAAACCGTGCTTCCGTTGTTTTTCCAGAATGGACGTCTCGTGACAATTCAGATTTTGGTATGTTGTTTGTTGACCTTGTGTCATACATGGGAGATATTCTTCACTATTATGTAGATCAGGCGGCTAGAGAATCATTTTTAGAAACTGCTACTAGGCGTTCCTCTTTGTTGGCAATTGCAAGTTTGTTAGATTATATTCCTCACGGTAGGACCGCGTCGCAAACATCCATAACTTTAAACGCAACAAATTCTTTGGCTACAGACGCAACACCAATTTTAATTCCCGCTAATACTAAGTTCACTGCAAGACCTCTTGTATCAACTGCCGATTCTGTAATTTTCACATCCAATCAAGCAATTGCTTTTAACGCTACCGGAACTGCTATTACAGGGTACGTTACTTATGCAAAAGCAACCCCTGCTTTACTGAGTTTGACTGAAGGGGAATTCTTTACAGAAACATTTACAAGTAATGGTCAAATTTCTCAAACATACACAATTTCCAAAACTGGTGTAGTTAAAAGTTCTTTAGTTGTATCTGTTGCTGAGGGTGTTTTTGGGGCGTCTGTTCCTTACTCACAAGTAGACCGTTTGATTGAAAACACTAATTCTGACAAAGTTTATGTGGTAAGTATTGAAGCCGACGATAGCGTTGTTGTCCAATTTGGTAACGGTATTCACGGAAAAATCCCAGCAACCAATGCCGTAGTTACCATTACCTATCGCAGAAGCCGCGGATCGGCTGGCAACGTTGAAGCAAACGCCGTAACCGCCTTTTCTTCGTTGTCAAATGCTTTTGGCCCAACGTATGACGGCATTGTAATTACACCAAACACGGCTCGTGCATTTGGCGGCTCTGATTCAGAAAGTATTATTTCATTAAAGACAAACATTCCAACGTCGTTTAGGTCTCAAGATAGAGCAGTGTCTTTACAGGACTACGAAGATTTGGTTTTGCGAGTTCCAGGAATTGTCAAAACAAAAGCAGAAATAGTCTCTGGGGCAACTGCAAAACAAGGCGTGATAACTAACAAAACCAAAACATCGTCGGTAGCTACTTTAACAACAAGCGTTGCTCACGGCCTGTCGGTTGGTGAATACGTTGGAGTATTTAACGTTGACGACACGTTTGATGGTACGTACGTTGTAGCAAGTACACCTAGTTCTACGACCTTTACTTACGCCCTTGTTTCAGCAAGCGTTGCATCGGCAAGCGTTGCATCAACTGCAACATATAAAAATGCTCAGGTTAAGATTTATGCACTAACAACACAAGACACATACGATGGAACATTAGCCGTTAGCCCCACAACAAGTCCTCTCACCTTGGACACGACTTATAGGGATTTGATTTATGACTACATTTCTCCTAGAGAAATAGTTGGTGTTAATTCTGTTGTAATTCCTAGTGTTGTTTTAGATTTAGTAAAAATTACATGCAATGTATCTGTTTTACCAAGCTATATCCAAGACGCGGTAAAAGAAGATGTAGAGGTTGCAATTAAAGCATTGTTTGAGTTTGACGATGTGTCATTTGGGCAGACAGTTACACTTGGAACTTTGTACCGTGCCATCTTGGATGTAGACGGTGTTGACTACGTCAGCGTTTCTCGTTTTACTAAAGGAGCAACTAACATAATTGACACTGCATCATTGATCCCCACGGTTGAAGGTGTCCAGTCCGCGGCAAACCAATTGTTGTTGTTATCGGAACTAAGTGTTACGGCTAGTGGTGGAGTCGCCTCTGTCTAATGGCATATAAATCTTTTAGGATTCGTCGCGTTGACTTAATTGCAAGTCCTGACGCCAACCCGTTTGGTTCGTATGTTCGTGGTACAGACACAGATG